ATATGGAATAACTATAATATTTTGCTTAGCAAGTACTGGATCGTAATCAACTTCAACCTTTGTGAAACCTTGAGGGTTTGATATTTGGATTGCATTTCCATCATTCGTGGAAGAACCTGATGTAGGCTTATATTCGTGGTTTGTGCTTCCGAAGGAGATTGAGCTGAAAGTTGAGGTGGTACCGACCCAATAGAACCAGTCTGTGGGATTGACGCCATCATCGGCATAGTAGTAAAGGTAGTTCTCTCCGCTTGTGGCAGAGCTGTTTCCATGGTTGTATCCGAAGGTGTAGGACTTGACTGTACCATCGGTGTAGGTGATAGTGTACTTAGCGATGACTTTGCTTGTACTGCCGTAGATGGTATCGAGGTTTGCTGGGAGGATATTTGATAACCCGATGTATAAGTTTTTGAAGTTTCCTTCGACGAACCAGTAGTATTTATTGTTTGAGATAAGTGTTCCTTCAGGTTTTCCGACGTTTTCATTACTTCCGTATTTAAGTACAGAGAATTGATTTCCGATAGTTGGGGCTGAGGAGAGAGTTTCGATCTGTGGAGTGTGGAATGTGACGTCATACTCAATCCAGACAGAGATTGGCTGAGGTGTTTCATTAGTTTGGATTGCGTATCTAAGATCGAAGAGATAACTGTCGTCGATTCCTTGGCAACTTCTTCTTGTTGGGGTTTGGTTCCAGCTGGAGCTTGGGATTTTGAAACTTGAGTTTTCGCAGAGTCTTGATTTTCCTGATGATTGTTGTGCAAAAATGGAACTAACTGAGAAGACTGAGTTCTTGTTAGCTTTGTTAACATTGTAGGACATGAAGATTGAACCTCCTGCGAATTGTGAATATCCTGATATCCAGTGGATTGTAACTGAGTGCATTCGGTAGGATTCGAAAACTTTAGATAGCTTTTCGAACCACAATGGGTAATTTCCATCTTGGAATACATAGCGGCCAGTTCCGGTGTTGCTAATTTCAAACCAAAGCTCTTTACGATGGATTCGGCACGAGCCAACATTTGAGTTGTTTGTTCTGTTAACTTGTTGATTCTTGCTTCTTCTTTGTCTAAGACGTTGGTTATTATTTTGATTATTATTTTTCTTCGTTTGATTGGATTGCATGATTTAATTCTTATTCTATGTTTGTACAAATTTTTAACAATTTCACCAACCAGTCCTGCAGATGGGGCTCCTAGTTGGTATTTGTACCTAGACATATCAATCAAGTAATGTTCTAGACTTTCACACATGTGCATTTTGTATTCAACGTCATAACTAAGCTCGAGACCGTTCAACAATGAGTTAATGTCTATATCAAATTCAATACCGAGATTCTTCAAGTAGGCAACTGCTTGTAATTTACCAAGGATCGTTTCAGCAGCTACCTTGATGTTAGGAGCAACAATATTCAACATCTTGTTCAATAATCTGGTAGTATTTACATAATAACCTTGTTTACTATAGAAAGTTTGGCAAAATGGTATTTCAAAGTCTTCTTCAGATAAATCAACATAGCAAGGATCGTCATCTATTTCATAACCGAAGCTTTCTAAATGATCAGTTATTCTTTGATAAATGGATCTGTCGTTTACAAAGAGTAAAGTATCATCACCATCACAAAAAACACCGATATCTTCTTCTTTGATGAACTTCCACAACAATGAACCAACCACGAGACAGTTACCTGAACCAGTGAAAAGATCACCGGAACGACGGAGTGGCAATGAGTGTTCAACCACACCGAAAGTTTTTGCGTGAGCTAAGTCGTGGGCAATTTTCTTTGGGAGACCTATGGAAGCGTAAAACTTCATGCATGCTGTATAGGCCTGTCTGCAATGATGAGCATCAAAGTTCTTAAAATCAATTGGGATACAGAACAAATACTTTTGCGCCAATTTGTTAATTACTTCCCATCTTTGTTCGTATGTCTTTCCTTTGGCAAAGATTGGTAAATCATGAACTTTAACGCCCAACAAATCTTTCTCGAACGAGTGGAAGAAATTTAGAAAGGCTGTATTAAAAGCAGGATCATTAGGGACAATGAAACGGAAAGCTTTCTTGTGAAGATTAGAGGATGGAAGGACTTCAATCTTGATGAACGATTTGTAAGCAACACGTAAGGACTTGTGAGATAAATCGAGTAACTTCCTTAAATATTTACGGTACTTCTTTCCTTTATAGTGGCTAATATCTGGAGTTGGATCAACAACTGGATAGGTAGTGCAAACGTTATCCCACCAAAACTCACTGTACAGATCTAAATGTTCCTTTTCGGTGTGTGAACTTCTGAGGCCACCACGAAGAACACGTGAGGCTACACCAGCTTCGAGTGTACGACGATCGATCTTAGAACATACATAATCTCTCAAGGAATCATGATTACTCAATCTAAGACCGAAAGCTTCAGAACGAGGAACGTTAACTTTAAATGTTTCGGAGGAGGTGATCCTTTCAATCTTGCTTTCTTGTTGTTCAAAGAAACTATTAGTACATTCGCTCTCAATGTTAGGTGTCATACAATTGAACGTTTCATTATAGATAGCTACGTAAGAAGTCTTCTGCCACTTTTGTTTCTCGCAGTAAAATTTCACCAACCTTAGGTTATTTGTATAATTAGCTTGAGGATGACCTTGAGGAACCTGAATGATATTATGTTCATCAATGTAATAATAACCAAAAGGTAAATGGGTGACAGGGTCAATAGGATTTTCTTTCATCAACTTCAAGATCTCATCACCATGCTTGCCTTCAACAACTGGTGAGTAAGGGTAAAGCTGAATCTTGGGTTCATGTGTCTTCAACCAATTAATAGCATACTTAGCAGCTAAAACCATTGGTGGAACAGCAAGAGCGGGAGCAAACTTCTTATTAAAGAAAGTTAATGCACCAGCAACAATGGAGCCAGCAACAATAGCTTGGTTGGTTTTATCTTTAACTACACTAACCACATTCTCATCAAACTTCTTGCACATTTGATCAAATTTGCTACCTTGATAAATATTTAATAACTTGTTTTCATACTCAGGCAAAACAACTTTCAAATCAGACTTTGTTTCATCAGACTCAGGTTGACAGAGGTTCAATTGATATCTTGGAGTAAGGGGAGGTAAGTTTTCACCCTCACCCTTGTAAGTATGGACAACATTACTACGTGCAGGCACACAGTATTCTACTTTGTTCTTCTTCAAGAATACTAAACGTTGTGGACCAATATTATACAAGGTTTCTACTTCATACGAACCATTGTAATTACCCTTGTTCGGAATGTCATTGATCTTATCAGTCCATGGCGTGCAAGTACCGCGAGAGTAACCTAAAACGTAACCGGCATCATCGCAGTAGTAGCAGTATTCAGATCCAAGATGTAAACCTTTAGTATAGTCTTCAACGGTAAGTAAAACTGAGTAACCATATTGCTCAATAAGAGGGAACACATCCTCAAAATATTGAGCGACAAAGGCACCAGTAAGTACCCTGGTGCCACCACCATTGTTATTCAACCACATCTGATTAGTAAGTGACTGAGCACAAAAATTGTTCATCTTTATAACACAAGATTGTAATCTCTTAACTATGGAAGTGTCGATATGTTCATTATCATCACAGCCAGTACCGATAAAGGACTCCGAGTACTTTCCACGTGGAGCCTTTATAGTGAAGCATTTCTTAGCCACAAATTTTGCATCCTGTCTATTTAATGGGACACCTGGTTGCCATGTATCTGTACAATGTGGATCTTCACGAAGACCGATAGTATCACTGATCTTCGATGTACGGTAGTATTTACTGTCATCATCTAATGGAGCATGAGCTATCCTTACTAAGGCACTGTAACTAGGTTTTGCTTTCTTAATTACTTTCATTAAACAATCAACATATTTCTCATCGTTTGTGATTTCCATAAAGTGCTTGTAAATTCTTTTCAAAACGGTGTTATAATCTTTTCCGTTTGAAATGGAGGGTTGTTCGACCTTGATTAGGTCATCAACATCTTTGTTTATAACTCTTTGAGACATTTTGGTTATATCCCACTAACGCGGCGTGCTAGTGTTAATCGCGGGAGCTCGACTAGATATAAATTAAAATAGAAATT